TTTCTGGCGACCAGAAGAAGTATCTTTACAAAAAGACAGAAACGATTACCAAGAATTAAGACCAGAACAAAAAGACATCTTTACATCTAATTTAAAATATCAAACTATGTTAGATAGTGTACAAGGTCGTGGTCCTTGTTTAGCATTTTTACCATTTGTATCATTACCAGAACTAGAAGGTTGTATTGTAACTTGGGACTTTATGGAAACAATTCATAGTAGAAGTTATACATACATAATTAAAAACTTATACTCTGATCCTAGTGAAGTTTTTGATACGATTATCAAAGATGAGAAAATAGAAAAGAGAGCAAATTCTGTAACACAATGTTATGATGATTTAATTACAACAGGATACAAATATCAACTAGACAAAACAAAAGTTGATGAATATGAACTAAAGAAAAAATTATGGAAAGCTTTAATTACAGTAAACATATTAGAAGGTTTAAGATTTTATGTATCGTTTGCTTGTAGTTTTGCTTTTGGTGAACTTAAACTATTAGAAGGTTCAGCAAAGATTATTTCATTTATCGCAAGAGACGAAAGTCAGCATTTAGCAGTTTCACAAAGAATTATAAACAACTTTAGAGACATAGAACGAGATAAGATTATGGATAAAGTAATTAAAGATACTGACAAAGAAGTATATAAAATGTATGACGATGCAGTACAAGAAGAAAAAAGATGGGCGACTTATCTATTTTCAAAAGGTTCTATGATAGGTTTATCAGAAAAATTATTACATCAATTTGTAGAGTATATGGCTAATAGAAGAATGAAAGCTATTGGACTAACTCCTGTCTATGACCAAAAGTCTAATCCATTACCTTGGATAGACCATTGGTTAAATAGTAAAGGTACACAAAATGCTCCACAAGAAACAGAAATAGAAAGTTATGTTATTGGTGGAATAAAACAAGACGTAAAGAAAGATCAATTTAAGAAATTTAAATTATAATGGAAAAGACATCAAAACACTGCTCTAATTGCTCTACTAAATATACGGTAGAATGGAATGAAGAAGAACAAGATTTAGAACCTTTAACTTGTCCATTCTGCGGTTTTGAAGTAGAGGAAGAATTAGATGGTGACATACCAGAAGAAGCAGAACACGATAGTTGGAATTGATTATAGTTTAAATAGTCCTGCGATTTGTATTGCAGATAACAATTTTGATTTTAATAAATGTTCTTTTCACTTCTTAACAAGTAAAAAGAAACATATTGGAAAGTTTGGTAATAATATATTTGGTTATGAAATTAAAGAATATAATACTCCGATTGAAAGGTTTACAAATATTTCCACTTGGGCCTTGGATACAATTCACAAATATAAATCAGATACAGCAAAAGTTTTTATTGAGGGTTACTCATTTGGCTCAAAAGGTCAAGCAGTATTTCAAATCGCTGAGAACTGTGGTATACTTAAATATAGATTACAGATGTCACCCTCTATGTTGTATGATACAATTGTTCCAAGTGTTGTTAAGAAACACGCATCAGGTAAAGGAAATGCGGATAAACAATTAATGTATGATAGTTTTACAAAACATACAGGAGTTGATTTAATGAAAATGTTTGATATGGGTAAATTAAATAATCCAGTCACAGATATTATAGATAGTTATTATATAGCGAAAGTTGGTAGTGAATTATGAAAAAGGCGATTATAACAGGTATAACAGGACAAGATGGTGGTTATCTAGCGAAACTACTATTATCAAAAGGATACAAGGTCTACGGCGCTCAGAGACGCAATACGGGTAAAAGATACTGGCGTTTAGATGAACTAGGTATTAGAGACGATATTGAAATAGTTGATATTGACTTGATGGAACCTTACAACATATCAAAATTACTAGACAAAGTACAACCAGATGAGTTTTATAATCTTGCTGCTCAATCATTTGTAGCATTATCATTTGAACAACCACAAGTCACAACACATACAAATGCAAACGGTGTGTTAAATATATTAGACGCTATTAAACATAGTCACCCTAATATAAAATTTTATCAAGCGTCAACAAGTGAAATGTTTGGTAAAGTTACAGAGACACCACAAAGAGAGACAACAAGATTTTATCCAAGATCACCTTATGGTTGTGCCAAAGCATATTCACATTATCTAACAGTAAATTATAGAGAGAGTTATAACTTACATTTAAACTCTGGTATATTATTTAACCACGAAAGTCCTATGAGAGGCGAAGAATTTGTAACTAGAAAAATTACAAAAGGTTTAGTACATTGGTTAAAAAATGGTAAACCAGTTGAACTAGGTAATTTAGATTCACAAAGAGATTGGGGTCACGCAGAAGATTATGTTGAAGCGATGTGGTTAATGCTACAACAAGATAAACCTGATGACTATGTAATCGCAACTGGTAAGACACATACAATAAAAGATTTTATAGTTAAGTGTTTAGATGAATTAGAGATTACTTATTTTAATGAAGGTGATGAGTTTAGAGATAATCACGGTAATTTTATAATAAAAACAAATCCAAAATTTGTGAGACCAGCAGAGGTAGATTTACTTATAGGTAACCCAATGAAAGCTAGAGAAAAACTATTGTGGAAACCTAAACATAATTTAGATAGCTTAATTAAAGATATGATACAAGCGGACTTGAAAAGATATGGCAAATAAATTAATATGGACAGACGAAGATAGTTTTTTTATAACATCATTTAACAAAAGATTATATGATGATTATGCTCATAAATTTTTACAAACATATGCTGAAACAAAACAAACAATAAAAGTTATTTGTTATGTGGAAGAAGATTATCAATATCCTAATTATCAAGGTGTGACCTATGTAAATATGGTACAAGAGATACCAGAGTTTACAGCATTCAAAGAAAGACATAAAGATAAAGTTACAGAAAACTTTAGAAAAGATGGTGTTAGATTTTGTCCAAAAGTATTTGCACAACATCACGCAAGTAAACTAAACAAAAAGTTTATGTGGTTAGATGCCGATAATGTGTTTTGTAAACAGTTTCCAAGTAACTTTGTTGAAACATTTATACCAGGCAATACATTTACAACTTTTTATGGAAGAAATGAATATACAGAATGTGGTGTTGTAGGTTTTAATGCGACACTTGATATTAGTAAAAAGTTTTTTGAAACTTATATAAATCATTATTTAAAAGATACGATTTGGGATTTAAGATATAATACAGATTGTCACGCATTCGATAATACAAGAAGTTTAGTTAAAGTAAAAGAAAGAAATAAAGCAGATGGCGCTGATGGTCACATCATCGCTAGAGATAAAGAAATTAATATTTACATAGATCATAAAAAAGGTAAAAGAAAATATATGGTACATAGTCCAGAATGGGAGAAACGAGTAAATGAAAGCAGGTAAAATATGGGGTCAAACAGAATTGATCCACGCAAACGGTGTATTAGAATTTCATAGAATAGAATATAAAAAGAATGTTGCTTGTTCTAAACACAAACACGAATTTAAATGGAATGGTTTTTTTGTTGAGTCAGGTAAGATGATGATTAAAGTATGGCAAAAAGATTATGACTTAATTGATGAAACTATATTAAACCCTGGAGATTTTATGAGAGTTAAACCAGGTGTTTTTCATCAATTCATAGGATTAGAAGATGGTGTTGCCTTTGAATTATATTGGGCAGAGTTTGACCACAATGATATAAAAAGAGAGAGTGTAGGACAACACGTTAATGATTAGTAAAAAGAAAATACTAATAATGGGTTTACCAGGAAGTGGAAAAACAACACTTGCTCAATTACTAGTGCCTATGTTTAACGCAGTATGGTTAAACGCAGACAAAGTAAGAGAAGAAGCAAACGATTGGGACTTTTCTGAAATGGGAAGATCAATACAAGCAAATAGAATGAAAAGATTAGCAGATGAGGCGATACAAAATAATAGAAATGTTATTGCTGATTTTGTTTGTCCAACAAAACATACAAGAGAAGATTTTAATGCTGACTATATAGTTTGGATGGACACAATAAAAAAAGGACGATTTGAAGACACGAATAAAATGTTTGAAGAACCAGATAAGTTTGATTTTAAAGTGACACACAAAGATGCACCAATGTGGGCGTATCTAGTTAAACAAGATATATTAGAGAGATTTAATGATTAATATTTTTATAGGATACGATAGAAACGAACAGATTGCGTACCACATTTTATCACAAAGTATTTTAAGAAACGCAA